CGTGCTTGCCGTCTGATGAAGATATTGCAAATGTGAATACGGATGGATACGTCTCAAGATCATATACCCAATCTCCATCAATATAATTCTTTTCTGTTGACACAATTTACTCCTTATAAAAATGCAAAAGAACAGATGAAGCAATAATACCTCATCTGTTCTAGTGTTGTCTATACGTGTTTACACATTAGTCGGTTATTTCTAACTCGAAATCATAATTGATTAATTTGTTATAAACTCTAACGTCAATCATGCCTTTGTACTTTTCAGCTAAATCTTGCAACTGAAGCTTCTTGCATGTTTTATACACATTTAAAGCTTCATCCGATGTTTGGTAAGATGTTTTAAAACCAAGATTCTTTCTGTATTCATCCATAACACCTGAAGTTGATGGAGCAAAGAAACCTTGTGAGTTAACATACCATCCTTTATATTTACCAAACCTAATATCATTAATAAAAGCAGAATTAATCTCTTTAGGTACAAAGCTAATTGTTTCTAATTTATACATTCTACTACCGTCTGATAAAATGTCTTTATCAAATTCGTAGTTGTGCTTTTCACAATAATCAGTAAAAGGTAAACTTTCAATATCCTTTTTGAAGTTTGAAAAAATCAACCAAGATTCCTGTACCGTAACATCGTCATAAGCAGGTCTGTTTTTATGGTAAACATCACTATAACATCTACGAATCATGCTATGCCAAACCTTAAACATTTTAGTGTCTGTGTAATTTTCTAAATCATTTGTAGCTACCCCAAAGATTTTAGGGGTGTTAGGGTTTTTGACCACACCTTTCTTCAGATTACCACCACGAACATTAACAATCGTACCATCTTTGAATTTTACATCAATATCGCTTGTTGTTCGGTATCCGACAACCTCACACTCTCCATGAAAGTTAGTCTGAAATACAGTACCTACTTTACACCATTCGTAAGTATTACCTTTACCTACACTTCCTCTTTGGAGATCTCCCATCTTCGTATTCACAATGTAACCATCATAAAACATAACGGTCACATCTTTGTACTTCTTATAATCAATAATAAAGCACTTACCGTTATTTTTAGTTTCAAACTCCAAACCTAGCATTGCTTCTTTATCTACTTTCTTACCCATATATTTCTCCAAAATTAAATTTAAAAATTAGTTCGCTGTTGAGATAACCAATCATCCAAATCGTACTGTTTACGTGTCATAGGATCATAATAAAGTTTACAAATATCACTACCTGTCAATCCTCCACGACATTTTGGAATATCCACATAAGTAGTGTTTCGCTCAACACTATCCTCTGCCATTTTGTTACGATTTAACACGATGTTAATATCCGCAGATTGTGGAATAGTACCACTACCGAGAATGTCATACTCTGAAACACGTTTAAAACCATCTTCACCTTTCTCATTTGACGGTTTTCTAGTATGAAGTAGATTTAAAAATACAACACCCTCTTTCTTCATTTGTTTTTCCCACATCATAAACTGCTCTTGTTCATCCAGTGGTAATGACCGTAATACATCAGTCAAAATATCTAAAATCACTAATTTAGAATTATTTTGTTTGACAGCACGTTCAATCTGTTTCTTCAAAACATCTACAGTCCCCTCTCTATCGTCAATGATCCAGAAACGAGGTTCACCATATTCATCAATCATCATTTTATTACAAAGCTCTTTCACATCTTCTCGGTGTAAATACTCTAAAGCATCTGCACCTTCTTCAAACCATGTAAGGTTTTGCCCTAAGTGGTAAGAATATAAGTCCAATGTCAATTCAGCAGCAGTACGCTCAATACTTAAAATAGTTGGCTTTAAAGGACTATTGAAAATAAAATGGTGTACTAAAACATCACTGAAGAATGTCTTACCTACAGAAGTATTGCCGATAATATTTACAATTGCCCCTGTACTCCGAATACCACCACGTAATGCGTCTTGTACTCGGTGTAAATGTGGAGGCAATGTAATCTTCTCAGCTAACAAATATTCTTCAATACCTTGAGCTGCCTCTGAAGCAGAGATGATACCTGTCTCAATTAAAGGTTTTGCACTATAAAAGTCACTAATAAATTGCTTCTGTTTACCTGTTTGTAGCATCTCAGAACAGTCTTTAAGTGAAGTTACCATGACCTTTACTTTGTTCTCTGGCAGAACTTTAATAGCTTCTTGCACAGCTTTACGTCCAGCTTCGTCATTGTCCATACAAAGAATAACTTCTTCGAAACTATCAATGAAATCATAACTGTTAGCACAAACTTTAGATAAACTACCTTCACCACAATGAATACCAACAACTGCAATACGATCATAATCTTCTTGCTTACGTTGAATTTGATAATCACGTAGCATTTGAGCAGCAGCTAACTTGTCCTCTTCCCCCGCCACAATCAGTAACCACTTACCTCCTGAAGTAAACTTATGCGCTCCACTCAGATCATTGCTAGTACCAACTATACCAATGTTGTGACGACCAAACGCTTTAGGTAAATCTCGTGACTTGTAACCACGTAAAGAGTTTAATTCGCCTTTAAACGTACTCTTTGTTTCTGGATAATATGCACGTATAATCTCACCATTAGAATCTCGCTCGAATAAATGACCGTAGAAGTGCGCTGTTTCAGGTTTAATAGAACGGTATAGACTACCATCCTTCATAGTCGTATCGTGGTTAGAACGAGCAATCAGAGCCTTATATTCAGCTTTTGTAATAGCTGTCTTAACTATTGGTTTTGTCTTTGGTGCTACGAAGTTCTCATCAAGTACACCTGCATCTTTCAACTCTTGCTCTGTCCAAAATGACTTACAAGATGGAGTTCTGCAACTTCCGTCCAAGTATTCATCACCTGTCTCATTATGCTTAACATAGACCAACAAGTTATCATTACTCAAGCATTCAGGGCATGAATATTTACCAAGCAAAACACCGCTTTGCAATTCTTTAACTTCTTTCGTATCTTTCATTTCTTTACTCACAACATTCCTCCTAATTTGTTTTCTGTTTAAATATTATTTCTTTAAACAACCAACGTATCGTGTAACTTCTAGCGTAGGATACAACAAAGAAAATAAACTGTAAAGTTATACTTTGAGAATTTGTTAATCCAAACGCTCTAAGAATTACATACCCTAAAACCAAACCTACTAGCATTTGAGTTAGTGTTTCGATATGTAATTCTAAAGATTGTTTATTCATTAAATGTTTACCTTAAATAGTTTTTCAACAGCATTGTGAGTTGCTTTCTTACGTGTACTAGAGAAATTTGTCTTAATCTCACCTTGCCAAACACACTCAAAGTCATCAGGAGCATTGTACTCAGATACAAATACGATGTTGCGTTTCGCTTGCTCTCTACACCAATCAAAAAACTTATCGTGATCAAATGCTCCTGTTTTATATCCTGTCGTACCTTGATACGGTGGGTCACAATAGATTAAACAATTTTCAAAATCTAAGTTTTCGTATGAATCACAGGTGAATTGTACGTTTTGGATTTTTGGTGATTGCTTCTTAGCTAGGTTTAATCCCATTTGTGCATAATTTGCACCTTTTGCATTTCTAGCAAAACCGTTATCTAATTTTGCGCCAAAACTACACTCAAATCTAACCCATGAGTTAATCGGGTCGGGTTCTGTTTTCTTTATTGATTTATAAAACTCCTCGCTTACATCGCAAGGAAGTTCTTCTAAATGATCACGAATACCAATCAAAGCCTTAATTGTATGAGGGTTTAAATCGTACCCAATACGCTTAAATGTATCGGGAACTTTATCAATCATATTAGCTCCACCAACAAACGGTTCGACCCATGTTGTAATTCCACGCTTTTCACATTCATCTAACATAATTGGTAAGATGTGCTTTGCGATACGAGCTTTACTACCCATATATTTCATTTGTGTTCTCCTTAAATAGTTTTGGTAATAACATTTTACATCTCCTCAAATTATCAATATTCATCCAAGTTTATTAGGTAATCATACCCACAATTTGCCTCCCTGAGATACTTAACTTTTTTGATAGCGTCTTCTATTGTTTCGCAAGAGTAGAAGTGGTAATCAACCACTTGCCCAAATTCAATTTTAACAATTGTAAACATTTATGTTCTCCTTAGAACTTATTAATTTCGATAGAAGCATCCTATACCAACTCCATCAACATTGTCAACCAAAATCATACCACCTCTAAGAACATTTCATAAATAACCCTAAACAACGCTAAATCACTCGTACAGACGTTTTATCCTCAAACAAGAAAACTATTCATCTAAACCGCTAAAGTCGCTAGAATCGACTGTACGGCTCTTTAAACGCTATGTTTAGCTAATCGCTACACCTGCACACATACTTGCATACACAGACAACAAGTTTGTTGAACTTACAACAACAGGTTTGTGTTACAGTATAACAATTTCATATAACAATCTATTACAAGGTGTTTCAATACCATAATATAAGTTATTGTTTTATAAGGTTGTTACAAAACAATACATTTTGCACTTGACAAGCTAAAACAAAGGGCTTATGATTGAAATCAAGGGGTAGGGGATTAGGTTTATATATTTTAATTAAATAATATTATATATCTTTTATCATACACCTGTTTGATACACGTAATTAAATATAATACTTAATATATACTAAATATAAATAATATTTATATAACTAATAATATACTTAAAGTATATCTTATGTATACTTATAGAATACTATAAGTATCACATACAGTGTTAGATACAGTATTAGATATACAGAGTAATTACATACTAAATATAATTCAATAAGATTAATCCTGTTTATGTGTTATGTGCTTAATTCGTTTAAGTCAGTTAAACAAGTTTGTTGTGTTTAAATAAATACTCTTGTTGGTGTTGTAGGTGTTGACATCATACTTGCATTTGTGTAATATCTAAACAATCAAATAAGGAGATGTGTTATGAAATCTGTTGTGTATAAATATTTAATCCCTTTCACAGAGGGATTTACCCTGAACTTACCGCTTGGTAGCAAGGTTGTTAGAATTGATACTGATCAAGGAAACCCTTACTTATGGGCTTTAGTTCCATTAGATGAGAAAAAGATTGTAAAGTATCATTTTAAATCATCTAAAACCGGTGGTGTTATGGAGCATGAAGAACAACTTGTTTTCATTGATACTTATGCAATATTTATCCAAATGGAACTTATGTTGTATGTGTTCTTGGAAAAAGTAACAACAGAAGATGATTTGGTGCTATCTAACGCAATTGACTACGTGAACAATTGTTGGAGATGTTAAAATGATTGATTCTACAAAAATTAAAATCATTTCAAAGAAACCCCCTTGTGTAGTTGCTAACTATGATGTCAGTGGTTTAGAGTTTTGTAATATTGTCTATATGTGCATCAAACAGGCTGGTAGTAGTGAATATCAAATACCTGAGAATATTCGAGACTTGATTGAACAGATTATACCCGATATTTACAGCCTTTCTCCAAATCTGTACAATGATGATTGGACAAAATATTGCTATGTTACAATAAAGAAAATGTTTATCCAACCACACACATTAGGTAACAGAGAAGGATGGCACATTGACGGATTTAAAAGTGATCAGGAGAATTTCATTTGGAGTGATAGTGATGCTGTTCCAACAGAAGTTTCATTGGGTGATTTTGAACTAACTAATGACCACAACAGGTCTTTATCTGAAATGCTAGAGCAATCTTACAACAATTTTAATTTACAGTTAGAGCCGAACAGGCTTTACATGTTAGATCAGGAGTGCGTACACAGACCTACTTCAAATAAAACAAAGATTTCTGTGTTAAGGACTTTCATTAAAGTTACTTACTCTAAGGAGTTGTTTAACTGTATCGGTAATGCGTGGAATTATAAATTACCTGACATTAAACCAACGAAACAAAGATTTAACTGTAGAAATCATAGCGTTGTATACTAAGGAGGTGTGTTATGGGTGTTATAGATTGCAACATAATCGTAGATGATGATTTTATGAACAAAGATGTGTCTGAGTTAGTGCAAGGGGATTTCTATTTGTTCTGTGATAAAGATAATAAAACATACTTGTACAAAGATGGTCGTGTTGGTGTAGCGTATTTCGACACTAAAGGAAATGAAGGGTACTATTCTGCAACTTATACAGAGGGCACTTTACAGGAATATGCGGATAATTTAGGTCGAGGTCGAGGTTAATATGAATACTTTTATCACAGAAGATGGAGATACTTTAGTTAAATTTACAGACGAGTCTTTAATGAATCTAGCCCAACAAGGCGTTATAACATACTTCCTTGTTGAAGGATCAGATAAAAGTATTAAAGTAAGGAAGTCATTAACAAAAATTACTTGGGACAAAGAGAAAGAAAGTTATATATCTTTCTTTAGTCGAATACATCCTATGGGTATTCGTGGATGTTTAGGTTTGTTTTACAATATAAAAGATTTAGGAGATTGAGATGGGTTTAAATATTTATTTCTACAACAAGCGTGGTGATGAAGTTGAGTACCAAGAGCATCTAGGAATTACTCACAACCTAAATAAGATTGTCGATGAGTGCGGTAAGCTTGTTGGTAAAGAATACTATGAGTTGATTTGGAGAACTGATGAGTTGCTAGGTGTTGATAACGGTAAAGTACCAGTATCTTTTGTGCTACAGAGATTACCTGCGTTGATTGCTGATCTGATTAAGCATGAAAAAGAATTAGTGCAATACCTACCTAGTAATGGATGGGGAACGTTTGAAGGATTGATCTGTTTCTTGTGTGATTACTTAAAAGAGTGCTATAGAAATAAAGATTCATTTGTGTACTGTTGTCGTTAATTTGACATAACCATTAAAATAATGTTAAGATACAAATAAGGAGAGCTAAATGCTCTCTTTTTATTTTATTAACTAAGGGGTAAATTTGAAAATATTTAAACATATACAAAACTACACGAGAACACTGTCTATATGTCTCGTTCTAGCTCTATCAGCTACGTTTACAGCGACATTAGAAGCAAAGAGCTACGACAGAACCCAAATGAATTGTCTCACCCTTGTAGGATACCATGAAGCTAAAGGAGAGAGTGATAGAGGTATGATTGCTGTTATGCAAGTTACGATGAACAGAGTAAAAAGTGAAAAGTTTGCCAATACTATTTGTGGTGTTGTGTACAGCAAAGGACAATATTCGTGGGCTAAATACAACCCACCAATAAAAGAACCTAAACAATATGAGAGAGCAAAAAGATTAGCTTATGAAGTTGTTAATGGTAAGCACCACGACACATCAGGTAAGGCACTATTTTTCAACTCTTTACATAAAAGACCAAGAGGAACTATTTGTACTACAAGAATTGGAGGACATAGTTTTTACAAACCTGTTACACCTAACAAATAAATAATTTGTAAAAATAACCAAATAAACTCTTTACTACCAAGATCATTTTCTATATGATTGCTTTATTGATATTAAAGAGTTTAAAGGAGATTCAAATGAAAGTAAAAATCGAGTTAAAGTCTAAACAAAAATCATTAGACATAAGTGATTTAGAAGGCACTTTTGACGAAGTATTAAACACTGTTCAAAAGTGGAAAGACAAGTATCAAGCTTTGTGTGAAGATGGCGAGTTTTGTGTTGTAGAAATAAATTATCATGGATACGATGTTGGTGTTGATTTGTTTGTTAACTATTACCGATATGAGACAGATCAAGAGGTGCAAGTAAGAGAACATGAGCTGTCTCTGAAAAAGGAGAAACAACAGCAAAAAGAGATTGCTCAATTAAAAGCTTTACGAGAGAAATATCCTAACATTTAAGGAGGTTGATATGAAAAGATAGACAAAGTTCGTGTCGGGTTATTTAAGACAGCGGATTCTGCTAAAAATCACGCTAAAGATGTGTTAGGTAAGAACGATGAAGACTTTATATGGAGTTGCGAACTTACAGAATTAGAAGTATTTGCTTAAACAACTAGGAGATAACAAATGACACTTTTTGACTTGTTAGAAACATTAAATAGAAATAATGTCCCACAAGATGCGAAGATTATGAGCGATAGTGGTTGGGAGTGTAGTGCTACAGATGTTAATGGTCTTTACTATAACGCCAAACAGAATACGGTGGTTCTAGTGCAGTTTGTTGAAGAAAACAGTAAATACCTAAAGAAAAAAGGTTGGGTAGCACTGACAGATATTTTATGAGTTAATTTAAGGAGTGTGTTATGAAAGATAAAAATGGTTATGAGATTAAAGTTGGAGATGTTCTTGTGTGCGTTTATTTTGACTTAGACAAAGGCTTATGCTTAGATCATTGTTGTGTTGAAAGTGTTCGTGAGATTACAAACATGGTTGGAGAGGTTGTGGAAGAATACGTAGAGGTTAACTGTGGTAAACTTATTAAAATCAGTAATTCTAATCATTTAATGTTCGTCTAAGGAGAAGCACATGACAAATAACCTAACGTTGCAACAAATGGAAAAACTTGGTCTATCTAAGTGGATGAATGAAAAAGAGCGAAATAAGGCTATTGAAAAAGCTCTTGAAGAACAGAAAGAATTGATTGCTAATGATTCACACAAAGATGTGTTTGATGCTTTACGAACAACAGATGAAATCTTAGTTGAAGGTGGTTTGTTTACTTGGAAGCTAGGAGATCGTACTGTACGTTGTTCTGTATTAACACCACAAGATATGCAGTTACTAGATAATATTAGCAATGATGTAGAACAAGGTGTCGAGTATAAAGAGTTACCAATTAAGTACCGCTATCATGTAAAGACTGCTTTAGGGAATTATTTATTTATAAAGCAAAAACTTACGAAGAAGCACAAAAAGTTGTTGATTCTATTTACGGAAATGGTGTATTCTTAGTTTCAGCTAGTAAGTTGTAAATAAGATATAATATTTAATTAGGAGATTTAAAATGAAATACAAAGTTGGCGATAAAGTTAAGATTGTTTCTTTACAGAGTGCAGATCGAGGTTCATGCCAAGACATTGTAGGAGATGTTGGAGAGATTGTTGCTAGTAATTCATGTGATCATCGTTTGCCTTATGAAGTTAAAATTGAATGCGGTGGTAGTTATTGGTGGGAAGAATCTAACTTAGAGTTAATTGAAGATTCTAAACCAAACACAAGTGAAGTAATTGAAACAAATAAAGAAGAAACAGAAATGGATGTAACAAAGGTAGAAACTACATCACCAAAGTTTAAGAAAGGTGATATTGTTATTCGTACAGGATTTTCTTATGGAGATGGACGAATGACTAGAGGAAATCATTACGTTGTACATAGCTGTATTGGTATTTCTGTATATTTAGAAGATGTACGTGATGATGGTGAGCTAGATTGGTTTAGTGTAGACAACTTCGACTTGGTTAAAGCTTATGAAGAAAAACGTAACTATCGTAATATGAAACCAACAGATTTAATTAAAGTAAGTTATGAAGCTGGTGAAGTCTGCGACAAACAAGAGGAACTTATGAAAAACTTCTTTATAATTGAAGCTCAAAAAGAAGCTGATAAAGCAAACCTTAAAGAACTTATCTCTAACAAACAAAACGAATTGAAAGAGTTACAAGTTAAATTAATTGTTGACAACACAATATTAAAAGTAGTATTCTTTATCTATTGAAACGGTACTGAATACTACTAAGGAATACAAATGCGTACATACAACCAACAGAACACACAAAATGTA